TTACGGGGTAATGCCAACCGCTGCCGCCACTTTGTCGCCACTTGGCAGCGTTGCCAGAGGATTGAAACGAAGCGCCGTTTCCAGATGATCCGGTGCCAGATGTGCGTAACGCATAGTCATTTTTATATCGTGGTGTCCGAGAATTTTTTGTAAGGCCAGAATGTTTCCACCCGACATCATGAAGTGCGCCGCAAACGTATGGCGCAGAACGTGTGTGAGTTGACCGCGAGGGAGCACGATAGACGTTTTTTCCATCACGGATAAAAATTGAAAATAACAGTCTGTGAAGAAATTGAACCCATCAAGCGCCATGATCTCTTCGTAAAGCTCTTTACTGATAGGGATGCTTCTGTTTTTCTTCCCCTTCGTTCTTACAAAGGTAATTCGGTATTTGGTCACCTGTGAGCGGGTAAGATTTACGGCTTCACGCCAGCGTGCGCCAGTGCTTAAGCATATCTTAACTACCAGTGCCAGAATTGGGTCCTGACGTTTACAATCAGCCAGCAATTCAACAATCTGCTCATGGGTAAGCCATGCCATCTCTTTTTCTGCGATGGTGAATTTTCGCATGTTCTCCAGTGGGTTCGGATACGACCATTCGCCCAGGCGGGATAGTTCGCTAAAAACACTACTAAGATAGCTTTGCTCCAGGTTAATAGTGACTGGGCTTGCTCCTTTTTTCCATTTCTCGCTGAAGTAGATCTCACCCGTCAGGCGTTTATCTCGATAGTGGGCAAACATTTTAGATGTGAGATCGGTTGCAAGGGGATTGCCCAGAGCGTCAACCATCAACAGCAATTTGTCATAGACATGCTGCCCAGCGGTTAGAGATTTACCATGTAGTTTGAACCATAGCTCAACTACGTCTTTCAGTGTTCGACGATCCACTGATTCACCCAGCCAGGGCTTTGCTTCGGTTTCTTCCATCGTGTGGCGCTCAAAAGCCAGAGCTTCGCCTTTGGTGGCGAATTGTTTACGCACACGACGCCCACTACGTCCGGCGGGGTAACATTCGCAAAGCCATTTCCCTGTGGTGAGTTTTCGTACTGCCATAAAAAATGCCCTCCAGTAGAGAGCATTTTTACTGTATGTATAACCAGTGTCAATGTATGAAATCCTACGACCATACATCTCACTGAAGCCATAATGAAGTTGGCTATTCTTTTTGCTATGTGAGCATGTAACTTTTGCGGTTAACCTGCGGCTCATTTTTATTTTAGACGCAGATATAAAAGCAAAAGTTATCGTGAGTTTTTAGTACAGATTTTTTTGGATTTACTAATAGTTCCATCATTGCAAACGAATTTGCCATCTGAGGTACAGTGAGAAACACCTCCCTTTTTCCCTGAGCAGGGATAATTTCTAGCATAGGTAGTTAGTGGGTTTAATAACAAAGAACATGACAAAACCACAAAAAATACCTTACCAAGCATAGTTTCCTCCCGGTACTATTTAACATACTTGACTGTTAAACTTATAATTTTACCAATTATTTCAATGTCTTCTATCTTGCATTCGAAGGCTCTGTTTCCACCCTCGACGAAGATTCTTCCACCGGGTAAACGAGTAATGTCACGGATCGTTATTTCGCCATCAATACTTATTACCCATTTACCATCACGTATATCATCAAATTCTTTATCACAAATAAATTCAGAATTGTTATCTGTGATGACAAAAGGTTTTTTAAACGTAGAGGGTAGAAATTCCTTATCAAAAATATAAAAACCGTCTTTCTGCAATGCTCCATCAGACAATAAATATTTTTCTACTTCTATAGTATTTGTATTTGCTGATGCTTGCTTTGAACCATGCCCTGTTGTTAGCCAATTAAGCGAGGTGCCCGTTTCAAGGGCGCACTGGATTACCCAATCTGCTGGAAAAATATCACGCATATAGCGCGTTGCCATGGTGCTCTTAGAAACACCTAAATGATCACAGAGAGCCTGACGGGTACCGAACCCATATGCTTCAACTAAACGTTCTATGGCTTTCTTACCGCCGCTATTGAAATCCACAAGTCCTCCAAAGAAATCCAAAATTCGTTGACAGATTCCAAAAGCGATCTTAAAGTTGAACCAGAAGTGTTCTTTTGGAGCCTTCACTACTAATCACGACAAACAACGGCTCGCCACAAGCCATATCTAGAAGGAATGTTGCCTTATGACACCTAACATTTCAATTACTCTGAATACACCACATGTCACAATCGAACGTTATAGCGAACTGACTGGCCTTTCTATTGATACGATTAACGACATGTTGGCTGATGGCCGACTACCTCGTCATCGTCTTCGTAAAGACAAAAAACGTGAAAAGGTAATGATTAACCTGGCTGCTCTGACTGTTGATGCTTTGTCTGCTTAATAGACGTCTATTTTCGCAATAAGACGCTGAGTTCGATTTTGCGATAAGTTCGGAGTTGAAAACCATGTTTGATTACCAAGTTTCCAAACATCCACATTTTGATGAAGCCTGTCGTGCATTCGCACTGCGCCACAATCTGGTGCAACTGGCAGAACGTGCGGGCATGAATGTGCAGATTCTGCGGAACAAGCTGAACCCAGCTCAACCTCATTTATTAACCGCACCAGAAATCTGGCTGCTTACCGATCTGACTGAAGATTCAACGTTGGTAGATGGTTTTCTGGCACAGATTCACTGCCTGCCATGCGTACCAATTAATGAGGTGGCAAAAGAGAAACTGCCACATTACGTCATGAGTGCAACCGCAGAGATCGGGCGTGTTGCTGCAGGTGCGGTATCTGGCGATGTAAAAACCAGTGCAGGTCGTCGTGATGCTATCAGCAGCATTAACTCTGTAACACGACTGATGGCGTTGGCTGCTGTTTCATTGCAGGCCCGTTTACAGGCTAACCCTGCGATGGCGAGTGCAGTTGATACCGTGACTGGCCTCGGTGCTTCATTCGGTTTGCTGTGAGGTGCTTATGCTGACGAAAGAACCATCATTTGCATCGCTGCTGGTAAAACAAAGCCCGGCAATGCACTACGGTCACGGCTGGATCACGGGTGAGGATGGAAAACGCTGGCATCCATGTCATTCACAAGATGAATTGCTGTCTGAATTGACCACGAGGAAACGGAGAAAGTCCAAATGTATGCGGCAGAAAGTGAAGTGGTTTATCAGTTTCGTTACAGAGGGGAGAGTTATTCAGTACCTGAAGATGATTTGCTCTGTTGCTATCCGTCATTGTCGGGCGATGGCAGTTACTTTTTCGCGTTAAAGGATGGGACGTTTTTACGGGGAGAGCAGGTTAAAGAGACGATACGAAAAAATGTATCTCCTCTTGAGCGTTACCGTAAGAACAAAGAACGATAGCTGCGTTTGGGGGATATGAAGTATGGCAATTAATGGCGCTGCAGCAACTGTTCCATTAAGCCCCGGTGAACGCCTGAATGGACTTAATCACATTGCGGAGTTAAGGGCGAAAGTATTTGGCCTGAATATTGAGTCAGAGCTTGAGCGGTTTATTAAAGATATGCGTGATCCACGGGATATCAATAACGAACAGAATAAACGAGCACTGGCTGCCATATTCTTTATGGCAAAAATTCCAGCTGAACGTCATAGCATCAGCATTAATGAGCTGACCACTGACGAAAAGCGGGAGTTGATTAAAGCAATGAATCATTTTCGTGCAGTGGTGAGCTTATTTCCCAGACGGCTAACCATGCCGAATTAACCAACTAATGAAATTAATGGCGTAAACCCGCCGGGTATCCCTTTATCTAAATTCAGGAGAATTGATTATGCGTAATATTGAAACCCTCAAGACTAAAACCGGACCGGATGATGCAGGGCTTAATATTTTACTGACAGAGGCTCGTCTGGAAGAACGCCGGGCAAGGGCTGAAGCAATGGCAGCTCGCCTTGATAGCCTGGCGTGTCATATCACATCCCGCCAGCTAAACCACGTCGAAGCAGCAGAACTACTGCGTGTAACTGCTGAAGCAATCCAGAACGAAGCGCAGGAGATCCACTAATGGCTGATGCAATGGATCTCGTACAGCAGCGCGTTGAAGAAGAACGCCAGCGCCATATCCGTGCTGCCCGTGCCAAAACGCCGGGCGTGTCCCGCGTGCTTTGCATTGAGTGTGAAGCGCCAATTCCGCCAGCACGCCGCCGCGCCATTCCAGGTGTGCAGCTTTGCATTACCTGTCAGGAAATCGCAGAGCTGAAAGGCAAACATTACAACGGAGGTGCTGTATGAGCACCATCCTGAAATGGGCGGGAAATAAAACCGCCGTAATGTCCGAACTGAAAAAACATCTTCCAGCTGGCCCGCGACTGGTTGAACCTTTCGCGGGTTCCTGTGCTGTGATGATGGAGACGGATTATCCCAGCTATCTGGTTGCGGATATTAATCCTGATTTAATCAACCTCTATAAAAAGGTTGCCGCTGATTGTGAATCGTTTATATCTCGCGCCAGAGTTTTATTTAAGGAAGCAAACAGGGAGGTGGCTTATTACAACATAAGGCAGGAGTTTAATTACTCAACTGAAATTACTGATTTCATGAAAGCGGTATATTTCCTGTATCTCAATCGTCACGGTTACCGTGGGTTATGTCGCTATAACAAGAGCGGGCATTTCAACATTCCCTACGGTAATTATAAAAATCCGTATTTCCCTGAAAAAGAAATTCGCGCATTTGCAGAGAAAGCCCAACGAGCAACGTTTATCTGCGCCAGCTTTGATGAAACGCTGGCGATGTTGAAGGCGGGGGATGTGGTGTATTGCGATCCGCCGTATGACGGTACGTTTTCCAGCTATCACACTGATGGTTTCACTGAAGATGACCAGTATCACCTGGCATCCGTTCTTGAACATCGGTCATCAGAAGGACATCCGGTCATTGTTTCTAACAGTGACACATCCCTGATCCGTTCGCTGTATCGCAATTTTACTCACCACTACATCAAGGCAAAACGCAGCATCGGCGTAGCAGCTGGTGAGAGTAAATCTGCAACAGAAATCATCGCTGTTTCTGGGGCGCGCTGCTGGGTGGGATTTGATCCTTCGCGTGGCGTGGATAGTTCTGCCGTGTACGGAGTGCGTGCATGAGCCATGCTGATATGAACAACTGCAGCGGCTTTAACGAGGCCGCCGCAGCATTCTCATGGAACAGCCCGAAAAAGGCGATTAACCCTTATCTGGACCCGGCGGAAGTTGCGCCGGTTTCTGCGCTTTCAAACCTGATCACTCTGTACGCTGCCGATAACAAGCAGGAACAACTGCGCCGCGAGGCACTGAGTGATCAGGTCTGGGAGCGTTATTTCTTTAATGAATCCCGTGATCCTGTCCAGCGCGAAATGGAGCAGGATAAGCTCATTAGCCGGGCAAAGCTGGTGCATGAGCAGCAGCGTTTTAATCCGGACATGGTCATACTGGCGGACGTTAACGCCCAGCCTTCCCATATCAGCAAGCCGCTGATGCAACGTATTGAATACTTCAGCAGCCTGGGCAGGCCAAAGGCTTATTCCCGCTATTTGCGTGAGACGATTAAACCATGTCTGGAACGACTGGAGCATGTACGCGACAGCCAGCTATCTGCATCTTTTCGTTTTATGGCAAGCCATGAAGGGCTGGACGGCCTGCTGATCTTGCCTGAAATGAGTCAGGATCAGGTGAAGCGCCTGTCTACCCTTGTTGCCGCGCATATGAGCATGTGCCTTGATGCAGCTTGTGGTGATTTGTATGCCACCGATGACGTTAAGCCAGAAGAAATCCGCAAGACATGGGAAAGGGTGGCGGCGGAAACCCTGCGTCTGGATGTCATCCCTCCTGCGTTTGAGCAACTCCGCCGGAAAAGAAACCGCCGTAAACCCGTACCCTATGAACTCATTCCGGGTTCGCTGGCGCGTATGTTGTGCGCCGACTGGTGGTATCGGAAATTATGGAAGATGCGTTGCGAATGGCGGGAAGAGCAGTTGCGTGCTGTTTGCCTGGTCAGCAAAAAAGCATCTCCCTATGTCAGCTATGAAGCCGTGATGCATAAACGTGAGCAGCGCCGTAAGTCGCTGGAGTTTTTCCGTTCTCATGAACTGGTGAACGAAGACGGCGACACGCTGGATATGGAGGACGTGGTAAACGCCAGTAGTAGCAACCCGGCGCATCGCCGCAATGAGATGATGGCATGTGTTAAAGGTCTGGAGCTTATCGCGGAAATGCGCGGTGACTGCGCCGTTTTCTACACCATCACCTGTCCGTCACGTTTCCATTCCACGCTAAATAACGGCAGGCCCAACCCGACTTGGACAAATGCGACGGTAAGACAAAGCAGTGATTATCTGGTCGGCATGTTTGCTGCATTTCGTAAGGCGATGTACAAAGCCGGATTGCGCTGGTATGGCGTGCGGGTGGCTGAGCCGCATCATGACGGTACAGTTCACTGGCACCTGTTGTGTTTTATGCGCAAAAAAGATCGCCGCGCCATTACTGCTTTGTTGCGTAAGTTTGCCATTCGTGAAGACCGCGAGGAGCTGGGTAATAACACAGGACCACGCTTTAAGTCTGAGCTGATAAACCCGCGCAAAGGTACACCAACAAGCTACATCGCGAAATACATCAGTAAGAACATTGACGGGTGTGGTCTGGCTGGCGAGATCAGCAAGGAAACGGGTAAATCTCTGCGTGATAACGCTGAATACGTTAATGCCTGGGCGTCTCTGCATCGTGTTCAGCAATTCCGCTTCTTTGGCATTCCGGGGCGTCAGGCTTACCGTGAACTGCGATTGCTGGCTGGTCAGGCGGCAAGGCAACAGGGTGACAAAAAAGCAGGTGCGCCGGTACTGGATAACCCGCGCCTTGATGCCATTCTGGCTGCAGCTGATGCTGGTTGCTTTGCCACCTACATCATGAAGCAGGGCGGCGTACTGGTTCCCCGTAAATATCACCTCATCAGAACCGCTTATGAAATCAACGAAGAGCCGACCGCCTATGGCGATCACGGTATTCGTATTTATGGCATCTGGTCACCCATTGCAGAGGGCAAGATCTGCACTCATGCAGTGAAGTGGAAAATGATCCGTAAAGCCGTTGACGTTCAGGAGGCGGCAGCCGACCAGGGCGCTTGCGCCCCTTGGACTCGTGGCAATAACTGTCCCCTTGCTGAAAATTTGAACCAACAAGGGAAAGACAAATCAGCTGATGGGGACTCCATAACGGATATTACCCGTATGAATGACAAGGAGTTGCACGATTACCTGCACAGTATGAGCAAAAAAGAGCGCCGGGAACTGGCTGCAAGGTTACGCCAGGTGAAACCGAAACGGCGTAAAGACTACAAACAGCGAATTACAGACCATCAGCGACAGCAGCTCGTCTATGAGCTGAAGTCCAGGGGATTTGATGGCAGCGAGAAAGAAGTCGATTTGCTCCTTCGCGGCGGCAGTATTCCGTCAGGAGCAGGCCTGCGTATCTTCTATCGGAACCAGCGTCTGAAGGAAGATGATAAGTGGCGGAACCTGTATTAATTACGCGGGTTAACAATTCGTGCTCTTAATAATGCCAGGCATATCAGGCCGATGAACGTAAAAAAACGTTTTACATCAGTAAGATTATTATATACTGTAAATATAAACAGTAGTTATGCATACAGTATTGTTTTGGTGTCATAGGAGGAAAGATGCAGGACTATTTTTTGGAGTCTTTGAAGCTCCAGCGCATTGATTTTTTTCTTAAGCTTGTAGCGGCTAGTGAGTGTAGTGATGAAGAGAAGGGGCTGGCTCTGCAGTGGGTTTCTGAACTGACAGATGAACTCATGGCAAAAATCAGAAGCCACGAATACAACCGCTCAATGGATGTCATCAGCTGAGGTGACTTTTATGCGCATTGAAATAATGATCGATAAAGAGCAGAAGATTAGCCAGTCTACCCTGGACGCCCTTGAATCCGAGCTTTACCGCAATCTGCGCCCCCTGTATCCCAAAACGGTAATTCGCATTCGCAAAGGTAGCTCTAACGGTGTGGAACTAACCGGACTGCAACTGGATGAAGAAAGAAAACAAGTGATGAAAATTATGCAGAAGGTGTGGGAGGACGACAGCTGGCTGCATTAAGAAACGTTGCCCCCAGGAGGATTCATTCTGATGGGGGCTAGTTTGGGTAACGAGTGAAACGAGGCGTAAGGTGGGCGGCCATTTTGATAAGTGATTGTACGATTTGTGTTGTGAGTTCAACGGGTCGATGCAACGCTATCCTTAATCAAGGGCACGTTGCTCATACCCATCGATGCAATGAAAATCCATACTCATGGGGAAGACCAGAATGTCCCTGCCTTTTTCATTTTGTTCAGCACATGCACTATGGCCATTGCCTTCCCAAGCTAGCTATCGTAATCACTCAGCGTCAGTAAACTACTGAAAAATTGTTTTACCTTGTATATCAATAATGCCAAATCATACCCAAAAAATAGAAAATAATTAGATCGACAGGCAGAAGGCAATGTGAATAATCTTAAAAACCTTGACTGCCAGTGAGGTTTGGTTCTATAAATAGACTTACGACTTTGAAAGGATGAGTTGAAATGAGCGAAAGGAAAAGAATTGAAGATCAGTATCTTCTCTATCATTTAACATGTATGGATAATCTACCTAGTATTTTAGACACAGGATTAAGATCTCGTGCATCAGTAAAAGGTGAGTTTGTTGATGTGGCCGACGGTGAAATAATAACAGGACGCGAAGCATTAAATTTGCAAACAATGGTTCCTTTTCATTTCTTTACTAAGAATCCATTTGATGGAAGAGTCCTGAAAGATCATAAGGAAAAATCATTTTGTATTATTTCGGTTTGTCGGGCATTTGCCAAAGAAAATGGTTGGAAAGTTATCCCTAAACATCCATTATCCACCAGTTCTGTTATAGACCTCTTAGATTATGAACAAGGAATGGCCCAAATTGACTGGGAGCTTATGAATATAAGGGATTATAAAAATGCAGAATGCAAATCTGTATGTATGGCTGAGTGTTTATCAAGTGTAACGGTCGAGCCGAAAAATTTCCATTGCATCTTTGTCAAAAATGATAACGAAAAAAAATATGTTGAAAGGTTGATAAAACAACAAGGATTAAGTATATTGATAACGATCAACACTTATATGTTCTAATTCTATGATTAAGTATGCAAGCGGAAATCTTCTAAACTCTACATCGCAAGCTCTTGTGAATGCTGTAAACTGCCAAGGAGTCATGGGAAAGGGTATCGCTTTGGCTTTTAAAGAAACTTTTCCCTATAATTTCGAAGTTTATAAGAGAGCATGCGCCACTGGTACAATGAAAATTGGACAGGTTTTAATTGTAGAGGAAAAGGGAAAAATAATTGTAAACTTTCCCACTAAAGATAGTTGGAGAAAAAAATCAACATATGATTTCATCTCGCAAGGCCTTGAATCTTTAGCAAAAATTATAGACGAAAAAAAAATTACATCAATATCAATACCACCTTTAGGCTGTGGTAATGGGGGCCTCGATTGGAATAAGGTTGAGGCTCTTATTTTAAAAACTTTTCAAAATTTAGATAATGTTGATGTGGTAATTTATCCGCCTGCAACTAACAATCAACTTTCAAAAAATAAAAATGTTATTAATGCTAAGCATCTTTTGGTTCACTACGCCTATGGAAAATTAAAAGTTAAGCAAAAATATTCCCTTTATACAGTTTTTTATATTTGCGAATGTATTGAGAAAGCAAATCTTTTTTTATTCGATTTTAAACATGGTCGGCCATACTCTTCTGAGTTAGAAAATATTATGAAGGATATAGCAAACCTTAAAGTTGAGTTGCAAGGAGATTTTGATGCTTTTATTGAAGATTATATTAATACTCATCAATCCAAAGAGTTACAAACCGAGTTTGGTAAACTAATCTCAACTTTAAATCCAAGTATAAGTTTGCTCAATGCTCTTAAAAATAAGATTGATTATACAGATAGCGTATATGTGATTACGAGAATTGCTAAAGAAAAAGATCATGGCTTGCATATTGACAATTTCAAAGAATATGAAAATATTGTGCAGCATTTAATTAAAAATGGATTGGTAATCGAAGATATTTTTAACGAACTAAAAATAAAGGGAAGTTAGTAGCGCTATTTTCAATTTTTTTGCTGAAATTGCGCATGCACACTCTCACGCATTATAGATGCGGCGTTAATCCCGCCAGGAGTGTTGTTTAATAAATTGAACTATTTCTGCATTGAAGGATCAACTTACGCATTCGCTGACAACGCAGGCACTCTCCTGGCTAAGCAGAAATTCAGAGTAACCAACTGGCACTTTTACAACAATTTTATTATCAGTTGCGGCTCCATGACTTTCTGGTGGGATAACAAAGCAATTAAGGCGTGGTATTGTAAGTATCCCGCATAATCATGCTAGTAACATTTGTCCCCCATGTAACCTAATTAAGGCAACTTCCGCTCTTCGCTCACAGTGAACCTCCATGTTTGTAAACCCGTATATTTCGTTTTTTAAGTGGTCATTCAGATACGGATTTTCACTTCTCTTGGCTGTGCATGACTATGCTGCATGAAATTGCATGATCGTTTGAGGATCGTTTTTGCTGAGGCCCCCCAGAACTGGCGGGCTTTCGCTTATGTCATGCAGGTGCATGAAAATCACTGCATAAAGCGGGCAGGCGTGGCGGGGATACGAGCGCGCGTTAAGCTTCTCACATCAAGTCCAAAGTTCTTGCAACCCAAAAAGCTTACCTTTATCTTTCAATGAGATTTGTCTGCAAAAGTAAGGAAATGAAATGGCAGAGAATGGCCCTATTGAAGACTTAGCAAAACGCATTTCTAACGATCTTATGAGTCGTTTTAAGTGGCAACAGCATGGCCCCTGTGACCAAGATTTCTCTTGTGATAATGAAACAAAACATAAGCCTGAAGGTAAAAAACAAAAGCACACACACCCAGTGGATGTGGTATTTAGTTATAAAGATCCATATTTAAATAAAATTATTTATTTAAATACTGATTTGAAAAGTTATAAGGCTGGTTCTATTAATGCAACAAAGATAGAGTCTGCATTAGAGTCTTTAGCAAAAACAATTGATTGTGCTCGATATAGCCAGGAATGGTCAGAAAAATATAACTTTTCTCAAATTGATTTCGAAGTTCGAGGTTTATTATTTGTTTTTAATCATGATAATCAATTGCAACATGATTTTTATGATTTCTTTAATCCTCCTAAACCTACTAAAGGAAGGAGAGATAAGGCTGTAAACTTAGAAAAGATTCCGTTATGTGCTGGTCAGCAAATTCATATAATTGATCCATTTCTTATTAATTATATGTTGGCAGTAACGAATGATATGAATGACTTAATTGCAAAAAAAGAATTTCCAGATGAGGATTATGGATTCTATTATCCTCAACTTATTTTCCATAAGGTTGCTGTAACTGAAAAATACCTTCCTGCAACTATTGAAGTTTTGTTATCACCATTTATGATTATTAAACATGGTCCTGTTTATAAATTCAATAGGGCTAAAGGTATTGAGGAAATGGTTTATCCAGAGGGATTTGTTATATATTACAATAGAAAAGGTAATAGCGATAATGAATTCTTTTATTTGCTAGACTTGCTTTCTAATTATCAAATTTTAGATGGTATAAATAAAATTAGAATAAGATTGGCGTATCGTGAGAAAGATAATAGAGTTATGTCGCATTTTCAGCGTGGGATCGAAAAGTATGTTCATGAGTATGGACTGGATGAAGAGGCTAAAAAGAGACTTGAAGATCTGGATGTCAAAGTTGTCTCTACTGTAAAAGAATTCTTTTCTTCTGAGGTTATTTCTTGGGAGCCGAAATGAAAAATATTCATAGTGTAACTGACAAGGCTTTATGTGATGCTTTGAATCAAAAGCAGATTACATTAAATGAAATACAGGATCTTTTCTTGGAAAGAGGTACTATTATTTGTAAAAAAACCCCTAGAAAAGATCTAGCCAAAAACTACTCTCGGATGACTCATGATTATTATGAACATCAGAAGATAGCAACATTACTCGGAGGTCAGACAAGAGCTGAAAAAAATACATGTGTAAGAATTGAATCTAGTGTCACTAAGGACGATATCATAGTGGCAGCAGAGAAGTTAAAAAAAGAAATAACTGCTCAGGATGATTATTGTAAAATTATTATTGATGGTTCTCGAGTTCTTATAGATATAAGATATCTATCGACCAATTATAGTAAAAGCGATTTTAAGCAGGCTGTAAATAAAGAAGCTTTAATTGAAATCGAGCCTATTGATAAAGGTTATAGCATCCGTCGTCCCGATAACGAGAATCTCAAAGATTATGAAGATCTCCTCCTCGGGCATATAATTTCGATTCAGAGTGAACAAGATAATGACAGTAATCTTGATTTAAAATTAAACGAAATTACTCTTGCTCATAATAGCTCCGCAGATGTTAGGACACTGTTTTTCGATAAATTAATCCGTAGCCTAGATGGATATGAATTAGACGATGTTACGGATGCTTATGTATATCATCCAAAACCTGAAACAATAGAAGCAGAAGAGGGAAATACTGAAACTGGAGTTCATGTGTCAAAAGCATCTCTGAAAGGAGAGGGAGTTCTTAAATCTGATGAACTTAGTGATCTTTATGATAGGGGCTTTTATATCTGGAAAATAAAATGGAAGGTTAAAGAGAAACTAGCAGACCCAGATATTTATGAACTCGAAGCTCAATTCGGAGATCCACTAAACTGTACTAATTTTTCATATTTAGTAAAAGGAGTGAAAAAATATAAGTCTAACGGTCAATATTTCAGTAAACCTCAAAAGCTTTCAGCTAGAGAAACCGATAGATTTAATAAATTAATTGAAAATAGAGCTTATTCTATTATAATGGAAATTAGCTAATTCATCATAAGGAGTGGATATGTCACAGTTAAGATTAAAGTGGATGAGATTAAAGATCAGAACCAGTTCTGAAGCGATCTTTGATTTTATCAAAAACACCCCTTATTCTGATGCTATTGGTGCTGGTTTTACTAAGTTTGAAACTATTCACAATGGAATATCTGCGACTTTTAATAAAAAAACTATAATGTTGGAGCCAGTTTCTGATCCATTTGGTGATATTTTAGAGTTCGAAAGGATTGTTTTTGAACAGATTGGTTTTTCTATCCAAACATTAAGTAATAAATTATGTTTGTTGACTTTTTATAATCCTCCAAAGACAGTTAAGTCTTTTATTGATTTCTTGTCAAAAGGTGAAGGGGTAAATGTTGCCTATGGAAACTTGACGGTAGATCTCAAGGCTTTTATGAAAATAATTAGGGAGGAGTTTGGAGTCAAAGTCTTCGCCATCTCAAAGGTGAAAGTTTCAAATGTTCCTGTTACTGATAAAACAAGGGCGTGTTTAGAGCTGAATTCTAGTGGAGATGCTCTAAATGATTTGAAAAAATTTGTTTTGGATAATGATTTTAAACTCGATAAAATAAAAGTTGGGGGGCTATATCATGACTCTAAATTTAGCTTTGAACTAACTAGTGGAGCCTCGGCAATAATTCCTGAAGAACATGTGTCGGTCTTTAATGATGCTATTTCTTATATGGAGCTTGCTAAATTTTAAAATGTAGAGGGTGCCATTGCTTAAATGATGGCACCCTATTTTTAAAATTAGTTTATATCGTCAAATGTATATTTCATAAATTGCATGACATGGTCGCCTATCCATTCGTTTAGTTCTTTAATTCTTTGTTGTAGAGGCGTTAACTCATTACGTACAAAGACACGGCTTGCCTTCTCCACATCCCCAAAACCCCCAACATTATTAGGCATTATCCCCATCATCTGTGGCGGAACGCGATGTGCTGCCATCATGTCATCGCGGCTGACATTTTTGATATTCAGAAACTCATCCTTCGCCGCAACTTCTGACAAAGGGATGATCTGAAGGCCGTCCTTTTTGCCGTTAGGCGAGTACATAAACAGGTTGCGGAAGTTGCCTGGACCTTTGGCGCTTTTCATCGCGTTGCGGAGGTTGTTCACGTCCTCCTGGTTCTGCGCAGCGTCGGTCATGTACATGATGAAGCCAGCATGACTGCCGTTAATGTAATACTTTCGACGGAACAGCGTGGCAGACTCATTGAGCAGGGCGGACGGAATGGCAGAAAGATAGCCGGGCAGGCCGTAGATCTCCTGGTTAATGTCCGGTTCCATCAGATGAAAAATGCTGCCTTTCGTGAACTGATACGGCTGGGTTGTCATACCGTATTGCACAAACCAGTAGGTATTGCCTTCTGGATCACTCGTAACCAGATGGCGCAACAGGTAGCAGCATGAACCGGTTGCTGCTGGTTGTGCTGGCGTTATTACTGGCGTCGCTGGGCTGGCAGACGTGGCGGCTGGCTGATGCCAGCCAGACCATCAGCACGCAGGCAGACGAGCTGCGGAGCAAAAGTCAGGCACTGGCAAAGAGCAACAGCCAGCTTATCAGCCTGTCCATTCTGACTGAAACCAATAACCGGGAGCAGGCGCGGCTCTATGCCGAAGCAGAACAGACCAGCGCGCTGCTGAGACAACGACAACATCGGATTGAGGAACTGAAACGTGAGAACGAGGATTTACGCCGCTGGGCTAATACTCCTTTGCCTGCTGACATTATCCGGCTGCGGGAACGTCCGGCACTCACCGGAGGTGCAGCTTACCGTCAGTGGTTGTCCGCGAGTGACGCCGTGTCAGCTGGATCAGGCAGCGCCACACAATAACGGTGATCTGAACGCATTGCTGGATGAAACGGAGGCCGCCTGGGCGGTCTGTGCAGACAAAGTGGACATGATTATTGCGTGTCAGGAGCGAAACAGTGAACAAACCACAATCCCTGCGCCACGCCCTCAATAAAGCGGTGCCTTATGTCCGTAATAACCCGGACAAACTGCATCTGTTTGTGGATAACGGTTCGCTGGTTGCCACCGGGGCCAGCTCCATGTCATGGGAGTACCGCTACACCCTGAACGTGGTGATTGAAGATTTCAGCGGCGACCAGAATCTGCTGATGGCCCCGGTTTTGCTGTGGCTGCGGGATAACCAGCCTGATGCCATCAATAACCCGACGTTACGGGAAAAGCTATTCACATTTGAGGTGGATATTCTGCGCAACGATGTCTGTGATATCAGCCTGAACCCGAGAAGAAAGAAAGCACCACGGTGAAGCGTAAGCGCAGGACTAAGAAGCAGAAGAAAGAGCCGGAAGCGAAGCAGGGCGATTACCTGGTGGGTACGGATGAAAACGTGCTGGTACTTAATCGCACTTATGCCAACCGGAGCAACGCCGAACGAGCGGCGAAAATGCAGTGGGAACGCCTGCAACGCGGCGTTGCGTCATTCTCGCTACAACTGGCAGAAGGTCGGGCAGATCTCTACACGGAAATGCCTGTGAAGGTCAGTGGCTTTAAACAGCCGATAGATGATGCGGAATGGACCATTACCACCCTGACGCATACTGTCAGCCCGGATAACGGTTTTACGACCAGTCTGGAGCTTGAAGTGAAGATTGATGATTTCGAAATTGAATGATTCTTCGCAATGGAGAACTTTTAAGTTTTCAAAATGGAATAATGCGGTATCATTATTGTGAATTTAGCAAAAATGGGGAGAACTCGAAAAATGATGATTTGCCCACTGTGTGGAAGTGCCGCCCATACTCGCAGCAGTTTTCAGGTATCTTCATTGACCAAAGAGCGTTACAACCAGTGCCAGAACATTAACTGCAGCCATACTTTTGTTACCCATGAAACTTTTGTTCGTTCGATTGCAACGCCAAAAGAGTCAAATCCGGTTCAGCCGCATCCAATGAAATCAGGACAGGTGGCGCTCTCTCTTTGACTCTGCCGCCAATTTGTCGCCATCGTTAAAAAACACTGCTTCTAACATCATGATTTTAAAAGGCATAAATTTCAGGCAACAAAAAACCCATCAACCTTGAACCGAAATGGCGGGGTTGATGGGCTCCACAAAATGGGGACATCAAAGAAAAGCAGTGGCACTAATTAAGACTGATGCCCTGCGGAAAAGTTCTGCGGTTGTGCAAAAAAATTTCATTTTCAGGGCAACTTCAGTTTTATCCTAATCCTGGCCATACCATGACGATGATTGTCCCTGCCAGCGTCAGCAGGACGTTGGCGATTGCATAGGTGCCCGCATAGCCCAGCGCCGGGATGTTACTGCGAGCTGTATCACTGATGATCTCCATTGCCGGCGCGCAGGTACGTGCGCCCATCATTGCGCCGAACAACAGTGCGCGGTTCATTCGCAATACATAAGCACCGAACAAGAAACAGATAACCACGGGCACCAGACTGACAATCAATCCGGCAATCAACATCTGACCGCCAATCGCGCCCAGGCCGTTATTAATACCGCTACCGGCGCTCAGACCAACGCCTGCCATAAACACCATCAAGCCGAACTCTTTCACCATGCTTAATGCACCTTGCGGAATGTAACCGAAGGTCGGGTGGTTAGCACGCATAAAGCCCAGCATAATTCCGGCGAATAACAACCCGGCAGCGTTCCCCATGCCGAAACTGAATGTGCTGAACTGGAAGGTGATCATCCCGATCATCAGCCCAATAACAAAGAAGGCGCAAAATGCCAGCAGGTCAGTGACCTGGCTGTGAATCGAGATAAAGCCGATGCGATCGGCGATGGTTTTTACGCGACGGGCATCACCGCTGACTTGTAAAACGTCACCTTTGTTAAGCACGACGTTGTCATCTATCGGCATCTCAATCTGGCTACGAATGACGCGGTTAAGGAAGCAACCGTGATCGGTCAACTTCAGTTGTGCGAGACGTTTACCTACAGCGTTATGGTTTTTAACGACCACTTCTTCAGTGACGATACGCATGTCGAGAAGGTCACGATCGAAAACTTCTTTACCGTTACGGAAGCTGGGATCGAGTCGGGCATGGGCGTCGGGATAGCCTACCAACGCTATTTCATCGCCCATTTGTAGCACGGCATCACCGTCTGGATTTGCCAGAATCCCGTTACGTCGAATACGTTCAATGTAGCAGCCGGTTTGTCGATAAATACCCAGTTCACGCAGATTTTTGCCGTCGGTCCAGGCCACCAGCTCCGGGCCGACGCGATAGGCGCGGATCACCGGTAAATAAACCTTACGGTTGGCATCAGTGTCCAGGCCACGTTCGCGGGCGATTTGCTGGGCGCTGGTCTGTAAGTCCTGATGCTGCAATTTCGGCAAGTAACGCGCACCAACAATCAAACTCACCAGACCGATTAAATAGGTTAAGGCATACCCGAGGCTCAGATTATCCAGTGCCAGTGAGAGCTGCCTGCTTTCCATGCCGGAATGACGCAGTGTATCGCCAGCACCGACCAGAACCGGTGTCGACGTCATAGAGCCTGCTAACATACCGGCCGTCAGGCCAATATCCCAGCCAAACAGCTTACCTAACCCTAAGGCGATCACCAGCGCACTGCCAACCATCACCAGTGCTAACATTAGGTAATTTTTCCCATCGCGAAAAAAAATGGAAAAAAAGTTCGGTCCGGCTTCGACCCCGACGCAGAAAATAAACAGCATAAAGCCAAGATTAAGCGCATCGGTGTTAATGCTGAAATGTTGTTGGCCTAATAACAGCGATACGACTAAAACGCCAATGGAATTACCCAGTTGGATCGAACCAAGTCGTAACTTTCCGAGACATAGCCCAAGCGCGAGGACCACAAATAATAACAGAATGTAATTCCCATTTAACAATTCGGCGACGTTTATATTCACGGAGGCTAACTTCTTGTTTACTAGTAAGCTGTTGAAAGAAATGGTAATTTACGATAATGTTTTTTACCAGAATTCAGGGCGCAGATTCATTCAGCGCACCTAAACGATAGTAAAGTAACAATATATTTTACTAGTGTAATCACATTAGGTATCAACGGCTATATGAATTGCGTTGGCCTATATTAGCATGGAATGCGAAGCGGCTTTATCTTACTGAACGCCACACTGGCGAAAAATGTGTTCGATAGACGCAGTGTCAGGAGGAACGAGTGAAACATAAACAACGTTGGGCGGGGGCAATCTGCTGTTTTGTCCTCTTCATTGTGGTGTGCCTTTTTCTGGCGACGCACATGAAAGGCGCTTTTCGGGCTGCCGGGCATCCTGAAATCGGCTTGCTATTTTTCATTCTTCCTGGAGCAGTGGCCAGCTTCTTTTCACAGCGTAGAGAAGTCCTGAAACCTCTGTTTGGCGCAATGCTGGCGGCACCCTGTTCGATGCTCATTATGCGGCTGTTTTTTTCACCGACGCGCTCATTCTGGCAAGAGCTGGCATGGTTACTAAGCGCGGTGTTCTGGTGTGCGCTGGGGGCACTGTGTTTCTTATTTATCAGTAGTTTGTTTAAACCACAGCACAGAAAAAATCAGTAAAGCCCTCAACGCGAGGGCTTGTCAGACGATCAGGCGTCCAGATTTTCTTTCACCCATGCAGCAAAATCGGTATAGCCGCCGATATGTTGCTGATCGACAAAAATCTGCGGCACGGTTTCTACGGGTTTACCTGCCTTTTGTTGTAGATCTTCTTTAGTGATCCCTTCCGCACGAATATCTACATACTGATACTGAAAATCATCGCGTTCATTGCTCAATTTCTCAGCCAGATCTTTTGCACGCACACAGTAAGGGCAACCCGAACGACCAAAAATAACGGTTTGCAT